GTTGCATATATATATCTATGACGCATAACTGAACGTAAAAAAATCCTTTGATAAAAATAAAATTTAAACTTGCAGTTTGGGTCGTCTCTTATCATAAAATCAATTAATAAATCAGGGTACTCTCTAAAAAAAGAAATTAAATTTCTCAAATTAGGGAGTTGTTCTCTTACTCTTTCTTCAGATAATCCTACTTTTTTACCATACGATTGCGATAGGGCTAATAAATTTTGCAAACTCATTCTTCTTCATAGACCTCCTTATCATGTTCTAAATCCTCTTCAATATTTGATAAATGTTTCATATAATCTTCATCAGTTACATCTTTTAATTTTCCACCATTTTTTCTTTTTTCTTCTCTTGCTTCATCCATTTGTCTACGTTGCTTCAAATAATCTTCAATTTGAGCAGATAGAGTAGTATCAGAATAAATTAAAGTTTTATTATATTCTTTTAAATCTTCAATAATTTTATCAACTTTATCAAGAGGCTCTTCTATAATAAATTTAGGAATAGCTCCGCCTTCTCGTTCACAATAGGCTACTAATTCTCCAACCGAATCTAAGAAATTATTATTTTGTTCTTTATTTTGAACCGCAGTAAATTTTGCGGATTTACGTAAGGATTCATATGTTCTAGATAATTTCTGAAAACCATCTAGGTCGCCGCAGTCAATTGCTTGATTCATTTTTAAATAAATTTTACAAATAACCAATAAAGTTCCTTCTGTATCAGAATCTTGAATATCAAAAGATTTCATCATTTCTTGATATTTTTTTTCAAGTTCTACCCATTCACTTGGTTTATATAAGCGACCCCATTTCATAGCTAACATAATTTTATCTTCCGCAGTAAGTTCATTTGCAGGGTCAACCAATTCATCCTCACTAATAAAATTTTGTTCATTATAAAAACCACTTGTAGCAACCGCATCTCTTGGAGCTTTATACGCCATTTCTTTATTTTGAGTCTCTGTGCTCATTAAAGTTTTATACTTAGCTTCTGAAATTTCTCCATTTTCATATTGTTGTCTAATTTCAGCTTCAAATTCTTTGGTCGCGGCTGCCGCAGCTTCACGCTTCTCCGCATTTAAAGCTTGCAATCTTTCAGTGTCCGCCCAACCATATTCTTTCCATTGTTTTAATTTCATTTTAGAAAGATATTTTCCAAACACTGACATTCCATTCATTCCAAATGGGTCTTTAGCATAAGCTTTGTCTCTTAATACATTCCATTCTTCTGGAAGATAGGGAACATCCATCATTTCTAATGCCCATAAAAATGTTTCTGGATTAAAATTATCTATATGCATTGTAAGGCACTTTTTACATAATTCAGTTTTTCTACCATCCTTATATGTATAAAAGTTTTTTTCATCCATTGTCTTTCCGCATTTTTGACAAGTGCTATCTGCCATATTATATCATCCTTTCTCTAGAGTTATACCCATAATATATGATGAGCATTTAATTTATTTTTACTTCCACATTTTATACATTTATAATTATCTCTTTTATAAACATTATTTCTCCATTGTTTATAATTATTTGAATCTCGATTATCATTTTCCTTAGAAATTCCACCTTGCCAATTCCAATGATTAGGTCCTTTATAAATAGAATGCAAATTTTTTAAATGACATTCTTGTGAACAATATTTATCTTCACTAGTACGGGCTGTAAATTTTTTCCCGCAAACTGGGCATATTCTAATTTTATTTTTTATATTATGAAATTTATTATAACATTCTCTACTACAAAATTTATTTGCATTTTTAGGTTGATTAGAGCTAAATTTTTTACCACAAATTTCACAAATATATTCTTTAGTATTTCGACTATGATATATATTATAACAATCTCTACAACAAAAATTATTTTTGCCCAATTTACTTTCATATTTTTCAAATTCTTTTCCACAAGTATCGCATTTAATTTTTATTTTTCCCATAATTTATAATTATCCTTTCTTTTGATATTTAATATTAAAAATAAAGATAAAGATAAAAATTTATTCTATTTTGTCCACACTTTTTACAGATGGAATATTATTTTTTTTGAGCTGGCTTTTTGTTGCGGCATGTCTTGCATATACTATAATAGCCGTCTTTACTTGTTTTATTCTTAGAAAAAAATCTATTATGAGCTAATTTAACTTGTCCGCATCTAGAACATTTTTTCCATTTTCCATACTCTTGAGTAGTATAATACCAAACTAAATATTCCTCTTGTGCTTTTTCAGAAATTAATTTAGGAATTTTATTTCTCCATAAAGAAGAAATATATTCTACAGAGTACTTAATTCCATGCTTTTCTTGTAATAAACTTTGAATTTCAATATTTTGTTTTCCATCAATTTTATAAATAAGTAAATCATAGTATAACGGGTAATCATTTTTTAATGTTCTATCTACTAAATTATCTAAAACTTCCATTAAAAAATATGAATCACTCCAAAACCTGCCATATGAATCTTCTTTTAATTTAGAATAATTACAAAGTAATGCAGAAATATGTTTTGGGTCAAAAAATGTTATAATTCCATCACTTTTTACTTCTCCATTTTCAGTAATAGTTATATTTTCATCTAATTGAACCTGATTAAAACTTTTAACTGCATTCATAAAATACATAGGTTGTCGATATGCATTTTTAATTACATATTGGTCTTGACGCATTTCAATTAATTGCTTTTTAAGTAAAAATTTCTTTTTACCAGTCGCAGCTTTAAATTGTTTTTCAACTAAATCTATAGCTTCACGTAATTGTTTTAATGCGGGAATATCATCAATATCTTTTTGAGTAATTGAAATTTTTGGAGTAAATATAATATTTTTATCATTTGCAATCATATTATAGATACCATCTTCTCCATTTTCAAGTCTTGCCGCGAGACCTTGAAAAGATGTTTCTCTCTTGTTTACAGTTACCATTCTATTATCTGTTAATATTTTTTTCTTTTTTCTTTCTTCTTTATCCATTGCAAAAATTATATAATCAGTTAAAATTTCTAAATATTTATTAGTAAGCTGTTCAGGAGGCGTTTCATCTACAATCTTTTTGACTAATTCATTACGTTCTTCTGGAGTTTCTAAAGAATAATCTAATTTTCGTGTAGGTTTAATATCTTCTTCTTGAATTTTGTCTTCAATAGATTCATCTAAATCTACATCTAAATTATCTTCATCTTCTTCTTCTTCTCCATAAAGAATACTTTTATCTTCTATCTCTGTCATAAAAGCTCTCCTTTCTATCTTTAATAATAGTATATCATAAAATTTTCGTTTTGTCAAACTAAATTAAAGTATAATAAATTGACAATTTTAATTTAAAATGTTATAATTATATTAAGAAAAGAAAAGAAAAAGAAATTGAGATTTTGTCAAACTAGATTAAAGTATAATAAATTGACAATTTTAATTTAAAATGTTATAATTATATTAAGAAAAGAAAAAAAAGAAATTGAGAGGTATAAAGAATGGCAGGAAAAAGAAATACCGCAATTAGAATGTCGAAGTGTCCGCTTCCAAAACCTAAGAAAATCGCTCAACGCGGGCTATATGAGATAATGAGTGGAACTAAACCGCGCAATTATGCAAAGAGGGTAGGATTATGATTTATACAACTTATTTTACAAAAGTTAAAGACCTTCCGCCTAATGTTATCCCTATTTCAATATGCGGAAAGGCGCCTGATGGATGGAAAGGACTAGAGTATAAAAAATTTGCACCTAAATGGAATTTTTTTAAAGTATGGAAGGAAACACATGATAATGATTATTATATAGAACATTATCAAAAAGAAGTTTTAGATACTTTAAATTTTATGAACGTAACTATTGAATTACAGATTAAAATACCTGAAGAAATCCGTGAAAAAATGACTGCTAGTGTAAGTAAAGACCCTAATTATCATATTGCATTAGTTTGTTATGAAAAGCCGCAAGATTTTTGTCATAGACATTTAGTTGCAAAATGGTTTGAAGAAAATGGAATTAAAGTAGAAGAATGGAGATATTAAAATGGAAAAAGCAGATATTCAGATGATGAGATGAGAGCAAAAGTTGAAACACTTTCTGTAGAAGAAAGAGAAGATTTAATTCAAAAATTAGGTGTTAGTCATTTAGTTTTTGAAAATTGGATGGGTGCAAAAGATAAGCTTGTTAATAGTAAAGTAAGAAATAAATGTTTACATTTACTTGGTATGCTTATGAATTATGATGAATTTAAAGCAACAGTAGGAATTTAAAAATTGTTATCGTGTTCCAATTTTGAAAATACTTTTGGAGATTTTTTAGTCGTGCCATAACACTTTTTTAAAATCAAATAAATTTTTTTCCCGAAATACACCCCCGCCCTTCTTAAAAAGGTATGTTGTGAACTTTAGTGGTTTTTATTGGGCTCTCCAATGCAAAAGACCGCCGCATTCCGCGACTTTATTTATTCTCTTTTGTTGACACAATTACATTGCAACAACCACATAAAACAAACAGGAACTCCAATGATATTTTATTTTTGTCAACTAAATATTTTCTTTATTTGTTGCTTTTGTTATTATGTATTTGCTCGGCTCGCGAACAACCAATGCGAGCCGAGCCATCTTGTCAATAGTAATATTGCACAATTTTTTTCTATAAAATTTGTTTATTTTGCCTATTGTATTCATCCCGAAACGTGCTATAATATAATTAAAGAAAGGGAGGGATAAAAGAAAGCGAGGTAAACATTATGAAGAAAAAACATTTTGAGTATAAAGGTCAAATG